CCATATGGACCATTGATTCCAGTACTTGAATACCCTAAACCGTTAATATTCCATTGCCAAACCTTTGTAGCAGTCATTTCATCTTTTGTATCCATAATTAAAATTCTGTCTGGATGAATACGAACATGACCACCAAAACCACTATTAATAAGATTGGTTGCGTGTTCTTTTGCTGCATCTAAAATATCATATGGCATATCTTCTAAGTTATTTTGCATCTGATCCAGCTTATTGGCTAAGTTTGTAAAGGATTCTTTAAAGTTACCAATCGTTAAGTCGATATATTTCTTTTCAATAGGATCATATTTATATGCATTTACTTTTGCTTGAATATGAAGGTTGTCTTCTTCATGGTTGATAGTAACAATATCCCCCATGTACACCTTCTGTAAAACAGCATAGTCTTTATATTCTTCTGTTTGTGATAGTTCTAGAAATTCAACTTTGTATGTTGCTTTTGGTTGATCTACTCTTTGAATCTCATACATTTCTTTTGCAGCTTTACGCAATAATTTATACGCTTCTTCCAATGGAACTGCATCTTCATCTTTTGCATGATCTCCAATAGCTGCTTTTATATCTTTAAATTCCACCACTCTAATTTTAGGATGAGGATATTTATTTATAAGTGGACTATCAACATATTTTTCTGGTAAAAGCAAACCATCAAACCCTTGTGGCATAATCCTTGTAACAGGGCTTTTCCAATCAACATTTCCTTCATATCCTAATAAATCTTTTTTGTGTTGAATGACAACTCCTCTATCCATTCCCCGATTCTTTAACATTTTTACATCAAAATTATCTCGTTTTAATTCGCCACCCCAACGATTGATAAAAGAGTTATCTTGATTATTATCTAAAATCACTTCGACTGGATTTTTCCGTACAATACGAGCGCTTGCAATGGTTGGTATATCAGAATAAAAGGTAAACGGATGCTTATATTGACATCCTGCTGATAAACGATTCATTGCACCGTTTCCGTTTGTTGTTTGAATAAATATATCCTCAATTAAGTTTTCAGTTAAATCATAGAAAATGTGATAACATTGTACTTTTAATTCACCCATGCTTGGTTTAGGTGTCACAACTCGAAATAATTGATCTCCATCGGGTGTTGGTGCTTTAACAATGCTCATACCATCAATTTTTGTTCCGTGAGGAGCAAATAAAGGATAACTAAAAGTAAATACAAATATACCGTTGAGTTCTTCCTCAACAGTTGCATCATAAATATGGTTATCTAAAACCCCTATTCCATTATGTGTAAAATCTGTTTCATTTGCTTCATATAGTGTAATCATACATATCGCCACCGTGGTTCAATTAAAATTTCATTTACATTTCCAGACCATGTAATTGTATTTTCTCCAACTTGGAAATTAGGAAAACTTCCTACTGTTTTTATTGGTCTTGTCCCTTCATAAGCAATGAGAAGTTCAGAATCGACTATAACAGAATTGGTTATTCCTTTTATCTGAAAGGAAACGTCATTTATCATAATTCGTACATCACCATTCCCGAAAATCTCAAATTTAGGAGCAGATTCATATGTTCCGATATTCATAAATGTTTCTGATTTCGTTACTACAAATGGAACTATTTCAACATATTCAAAAGGATCAAGTGTAATTTCTACTTCGAATTCTCCGTGTTCTTCAATTTCATTTACAATGTCACCAATTTCTACATGTTTGATTTTTCGATACACCTCATCATCTGTAAAATAGAGGGTTTTACCATTCATAAACCAAACTTTTATGTCACGCACTAAAGGTTTTATATTTTCTTCTTCTAGCAAATTAAATTTAATTTTAAAAGGGACATCCTCAAATGCCCCTTTTTTCGTGAGTGAACCATGCCTTCCAGATACTTCTATGTGTTCTACTTTTTGTTTTGCAGTAGGAATAACAGGACGATCTACCATACATAATCCGTAATCACTCGCTAATTCCTTATCAATTCCAATGTCTAGCAAATCAATTCCTCCCTATGCCAATATTTAAGTTACGTCCTTTTTGCGCAAACCAATCATCCGCTTTTTCAAACATACGATCAATGTCACGTTCATTTCGAACAGTATTATAAAAATTAACTTCAATTGGTTGTTGATTACTGCCTTCCCCTGTTGCTGTTCCTGCCATATTAGGAAGACCATTTAAAAGTGCATCTCCTAATGCATTAGGTACGTCAAATGCAACAATTTGTGCCAATTGTGCAGCTGCATTTTGTATCGTTTCTGCGACATTTCTTGTAAGTAAATTCATTTGTCCACCAATACCAGCTGCTTTTTCTGAAGAACTTAAAGGTGTAACCGATACTTTATTTCCTTTTTTACTGAATAATTCGGGCCCAGCTTCACCAGCAATGAATTGTCCATCTCCAAGAACATGACCACCTTTTGCAAGCATTGGTACATGTGGAATAGTTGGTGCATCTACACCGGGAATTTTATTTAATAGGTTGGCAGGTGTATTAAATCCATCAATGAATTTGTTAATCATACTAATAATGCCATTAATGACTGTTCTGATACCGCTTTTAATACCATCCCAAACACCTAATACAGCAGATTTCATTCCATTAAAAGCGCCTTCTACTGCACCAGTAACCCAACGAACGGGTGTCATAATTGCTTCTTTTAATCCATTCCAAACACTAGAAGCTGTCGATTTAATACCTTCCCATATACTTAAAAGAGTAGATTTCATGCCATTCCAAACACTGCTACTTGTACTACTAATTGCATTCCAAACAGCAGATATTGCTGATTTTATGTTATTGAAAATTGGAGTTACTACAGAAACAATAGAATTCCAAATGCTTGATAAAACATTTTTTATTGTGTTCCATATCGTGCTTGTAGTAGAACTGATTGTGTTCCATACAGAAACAATAAAATCTTTAATACGATTAAAAATAGGCATGACAAAAGAAACTAGTCCATTCCAGCAAGTAGATAAGAAATTCTTAATCGCATTCCAAACTGTACTTGTAGTAGAACTAATTGTATTCCATACACCTGTAATAAAAGTTTTAATCCTTTCAAATATTGGCGTTGCAAAATAGGAAATAGCAGTCCAAATCGCTTGTAAATATTGACTAATAAAATTCCATATGGTTTGAATTACAGTAGAAATACCATTCCAAATCAATGAAAAAAAATCTGCAATCCCTTGTAAGACAGGTGTTAAAAAGGCTACAATTCCATTCCAAATTTCCATAAAGAAAGTTGAAATAGCAGTCCAAGTTGTTGTGAAAAATGTAGTAATCCCCTGTAAAACTGTAGTGATAAACAGTACAATGCCATTCCAAATCATTGTGAAGAATTCTGAAATAGCAGTCCAAACTGTTGTTGTAGTTGTACTAATCATATTCCAAGTATTAGTTAATATTAGAAGTAAACCATCCCAAATACCTACTAAAAACTCCTTAATCGCATTCCAAGTATTTATGGTCCATTCTTTAATAGAATCCCAATTTTGAACGATTGCAACAACTAATCCCACAACAGTCGCTATAATGATTGGGATAATTGCGATCCATCCAAGCATTGCCCCTGCCGTAATTCCAAATGCACCAGCTAACGCACCAGCGAGTGGAGCAAGTGAGGATAGAATGATTAGCAAGGGACCAATGGCGGCAACAATGCCACCAACTATTATGATGATTTTTTGAGCAGTTGGAGATAAATTATTAAATCCATCTGATACGGTTTTTACTGCACTTGAAATAGAAGGCATGATATCTTTTGCTAACGATAATAAAACTTTTCCCAAAGGTTCAAGAGCAGCTGCTAATTCTCGCAACATACTTTTAAATTGTTGCCCAAACGCTTCCTCTTGGAGCTTTTTCATGTTATCCATAGCGCCTTTGGTTTTACCTAATCCACCATTTAATTCATTTAGACCTAAAACTGCATCAGCGCCCATATCTTCGAATTTTGTACCCATAAGAGCAACGCCAATTTGATTCGCTTTCACTTTGTCATCCATGTTTTTTAAATCACCAGTAACAGCTTTAAACACGTCGGCTGCGGTTGCTTTTCCTGCGTTAAAGCTTGCCCAAACATATTGTGTTTCCTGGGATAACTCACCAAATCCTTCAGCGACGCCCTTAGAACCATCTTGCACACGAATTCCAAATTCTTTTATAAGATCATTAATATAATCAAGATTGTAAGAACCATCACGAGTACCATTTGCTAGAATATTAAACATCTCATCAGCCGTAAAACCTGCTTGTTTAAATAACGGTGCATATTCTGAAAGGTTATCAAACAATTCATCTGAATAGTTCAATCCTTCTTGAGCACCTGCAGCAAGTAAATCAAATGTTTCTTCTGTAGATAATCCGAATTGACTCATTAATTGACCTGCACCACGAGTTGCTTCATTCAGATCAACATCATATGTTTGAGCAAGTGTTAATACATTTTCAGTTGCACCTTGTAATTCTTCATTTGGAACATCACGCATATTTTGAAATACTTTTATTAATGCTGTATCGACTTCTGCCAGATTTTCACCAAATCCATTTTTCCAAGTACTTTCTGCTATCTTTTCAAGGTTTTGAGCACCTTCGGATGTTAAACCTAAACTTGCTTGGATTTTTCTTTGTGAAGCATCCATGTCAGAAGCTACTTTCATTGCTCCTGCACCCAAACCTAAAATAGCTGGTGTTGCAGTTGTAGACATAGTTTCCCCAGCACTTCGCATTTTTTCACCCGCAGCATTAATTTTTTCTGATGCTTGGCTTGCAGTGTTTGCTTGTTCTGATAGTGCTGTATTAGCTTGTCGAACTTCATTTTGCAATTGCTGTTCCGCTGCTCTTAGTTGTAATAATTTTGTTTCAAGCTTATTTACTTCAGCAGAATTTTCTCCATACTGTGATTTAGCAGCTTCTAGTTTCTGTGCACAATTTTGTGTTTGTTGAGCAGCATTTTGCTGTGCTTGTTCCAAGTAATGAATCTTTGCCGTTAATTTTTCAGATTCAGTTGCATTATTACCAAGTGCTGCACGTTGCAAATCATATTCAGCACGTAATTTTGCTGATTTATTTGCAAGACTAGTTTCTTCTGCACTTAATTTATTTAATTCTTGTGCAGCAACACTATTTTGTTGTCCTAATCTTTGAAGTGCTGATTCAGTTTCTTTAACTTGATTTGAAAACTTTTGTTCAGCTATTTGAGCATTCGCTAATTGACGTGCAAGTTTTTCAACTTCTACAGAGTTTTCACCATATATAGCTTTTGCTTTACTTAATTGTTGTTCAGTTGCTGCAACCTTTTGTGCTGCCAATTGTTGTTGCTGCTGTAGGTATCCTAACTTTGCAGTTAGTTTTTCTGTTTCTGTACTGCTTAATTTAAGTTGTTCTTGTTGCAAGGTGAATTCTTGACGTAACTTTGTACTTTCATTCTTCATTTCACCCATTGCTTTATTAAATTCTTGATTGAAAACTTTAAATGTTATTTTTGATTCTGGACCATTTGCCATATTTTCACCTGCCTTTCTTTAACGTGGATTGGCTTTCCAACCATCAAAAGCAAGTTTTCCTTCGGCTATTCGCTCCACCGATGCAACAGGAAAGTGCCAAAATGTATCTGGATCAATCCCATAAATTAAAACGTAGAGAACATATTTGTCCTCTACGCATTCAATGTTTATTTTCGGTGGGCTTATTTCTTTTTTCCATTTCTGGTGCTATTGGCTAATCCTTTTGCAAATCCGTTTTGTTGTCCTGTTGTTACACCAGAAATTAATTGTGCATATAATTTTACTGTTGCATCAAAGGAATAATGAAATCGCTCTAAAAATGCATCAAAATCATAAGGGAAATTTTTATTTGCACCTAAGCACCCTAAATAAATGATCTTTTGTAATTCAACTTCGTCAATTCCTTGTAAAGCAGTACTATCTATACTATCAAGTTGATTTGGATCAACGTTCACTAAACCTTTTAATTTAAATAACCCCTGCAAAAGGGATTCTTCTAGTAATCCTAAATCTTTCCCCTTCTTCACTGCATAATTTGTAATGTAACAAGGGACTGTTTGTTGATTTTTAGTTATTCTTTGGAATTGTCCGTTGTCTAACTGTACAGTTTCTACTTCTTGTAATTTTACAATTTCTACTTTCACCAATTTGTTGTCCCCCTATTACTGTTGTGGTGTTTGAGTTGTTGCTTTTACAAGTTCTGGTGTGAATTTTGTATGCCATTGATCTTTTACCGTTTGGTCTTCTAGTTCATCCACTAATGCTTCATAATAGAATTCATTATTACTATCTTTCATTACAGTAAACTCAAGTTCTGTTTCCGCAACTTCATCTGCACCATTTTCCACTTTAAATTTGAATCCTGTTGAAGAAGCACAATTAGAAAAGGCAACAAGTTTTTGTAAATCCTCAAACTCATCAACTACATCTGCAGTTAGGACAAATGGTTCCCCTTTAGATTTAGCACCATATGACCATACACCTGGTTTTAATCCATCTGTTTTTATTCCGAAAATCTTTCTAAGAACTGCTACACGTAAATGCCCCGAAAGAGTCATAATCATTTTGGATGGTCTAGAAATCTTTTTAACTTCTAACCCCTCACACTTTTTAACAATTTCAAGCATTTCCGTTTCACCTTCGATGGTCCCAACACAACCAAACTTTGTTCCTACTTGTTGTTCTCCACCTTCAATAAATTGAATCCCTACATTGGTAAATGTCATTGGATCAAATTCTTCAATAATTGTTTTTGCCATATTATGAACCTCCTAATGTTTGTTGAATAACTTTATCTAACTCTGTATTTAAACGTTCCGATATTTTTGGTGTAGCTGTTTGTAATCCTCGCTCCAATATTTTTTGAGGAGTGTTTTTTGCTGATCTACCGATACCTAAATCGGGATATTTTAAATAATTAAACCTTGGTGTTGGACGAATCGTAAAACCAAGGTTCATTTTGCTATTTGTTAATGCTTTTTCATTTCCTGCATGTCGCTTATTTCTAACTCTCCCTTTCCATGTAGAGATAGGGATTTGAGGTTGAATAGATTCTACTGCTAAATTTACACCGTCATTATGTAACACTTTATTTAGTGCTTGTTCTGACTTGTTCGGAATCTGTTTAAGTTTGTTTTCTAATTTCTCAATATCTCCAAACTCTAAACTCCATGAACTAGCAGCCATATTTGACAATCCTTGTTACATAAATCTCAATTTCATCAATATATTCATCCAATTCGCCTTTTTGAATGGATGTTTTATTAGAATGCTGAAATGAATTTCCTGCAGCTTCAAGTGCAGCAATAATATCTAGCATTCTTTCGTCTAGATCATCACGATTTTCCGAGTAATAACGAATTAAAACATTTTGTTTTAATGTGAACTTGCTATCTGTTTTTTCAAAACCACCTGTTTCAAAGATGAAATAATGATAGTCTTTTTCTTCATCTTCACTCACTTGATCTTGATAAACTCCTATCTCAAACTGTTCTTTCAACTTTGAGATTAGCAAACTATTCATTTTTTGCAGTCGTTTCTTCGATTGTTCGTTGCTCATCATATCCACCTACTTCCTGCAAATAAAAATATAAATATCTCTTGTCTGAATCGACTTTGATTACATCATATTGCAAAGCATCTATAACTGCTTTTAACTGGTTTTTATTAACGGAACGAAAAGAAGGTGGAAACAGCGTTTTGACTTTCTTATCTAGCTTTGCATTTAATAATCCACAAGATTGATAATCGCTATCTCGTGCTGATAACTCTCTAAAAGCAAGTTTTCCTTCTTTCAGAAACACGCCTTTTATACGTTTGGCGTTTTCACTACGCTTCGTTCCTGTATGTCCGTATTTTAGAAAACCGTCATTAAATGTTTCATTGTATGGCTTCATGTTTTGCCCTCTCTTTTAATGCGGCATCTATAATTAAACGTTGTAATTCTCCTCGAAAATTCTTTTCAAAATCCTCTAAGGCATTGTTGTATTCATATCTACAACGCTCAATAAGCAGTTGTTTTACTTCATCTTCCTCATCAAATGAAAAAGACGTACCACAAAGTTTTTGTAAATACGCCTTTCCACGTTTGATTGTTTTATTTATCTGTTCATCTTCATCATTCCAAGTGATACGCAAACGGCTTTTTACATCTTCAAGTAATGTTTCATCTAATGTTTTTTCCATTTTAATCACCACTTGTTACTGATTCTTCTATAATTTTACGAATATCCTCTTTTAAGGTTGCAGAAGAAATATCTATATTATGCTGATTTGCGTAAGCAATTAATTCTGGTTTTAACATGCTACTAAAATCAATTCCCTCCACTCTTAATGTAGAGGATTGATTAGGGTGTAGGTGTTTGACTACCACCAGTTTTTAAGCTGCTAATATCAAATACTAAGAACGATTCATTATCTTTTGGACGACCATTTGCATATTGCTTAGATAAATAAACTGTTTCATCTTCTAAGAATTTATATTCTGTTGATACTTCAATTTTTTGAGTCGAACCAACACCCATAAAGTAATCACTTGCAATCCCTGCAACCATCTTTCCTTTTGGAACAGCTAAAGACTGAATAACTGTAGCTGGAATTGGAAGCACACCAGATACATATGCACCATTTTGTGTTAAGAATGTAGTTGCTGGGAAGATTTTTCCCCAATAATCAAGAGGATTCACAACCATAAGTGCATTATTTACGGCACGTCGTCCACCTTTTGTTAGTGGTGCCATAACTTCTTTTCCTAATGATTCTGGTGATAAACTAGTAAGCACAATTGCTTTTTTATCACTATAAACTCCTGCTGTTACCGCTGCATTAAGATCTTTCATCATCCCAATTGGTTGATCTTTCCCTGTTCCATTTACAATTGCTTCTTCTAACGCAATTGCCATTGATTCCGTTAAAATTTCACGAACATAACGATCTAACCAAACTGGGCCCAAATCTAACATTGCGTTACAAACTGGAACATATGCACTTAATTTATATAAGTTTGTTGGGATAGATTCAAAACCATCATCTAATAATTCTTTAATTTCTTCACAAAGTTTTCCCCACCAAGCAGATTGTACATTCCCTTTTTTCACAATCCATTCTGTTACACCAGTCGTATTTACAAATTCAATATAGTTTAACAATGCGTGATTTGTGCGTAAATACTCAAATACACGTTCGAAAACTGTTGCAGGTACTAACTTTTCAACTCCTGCAAAACCTTTATTTGCGATTACTTCGTTATAATAGGATTGCTCATCTTTTGTTAAAACTTGTAGTCCACGGCTTGCCATCACTTGTTGATCTGTTAAATCTTCATTAACTGCTCTACGTGCTTCATTGATAATATTTTCTTGGATAGAATTTGCAAACTCTACCATAGCTGCAGCTGCAGCTTCTTCATTTCCACTATTCATTGCATTTAATAATTTTTCTTTCATTTCGTTTTGTTTCTGTGCTTCACGATCTAAATTTTTAATTGCCATTTTTCATTTCCTCCTATTTTATGCAAAATAAAAAACACTACCTTTTGGAAGTGTTCAATGCCGTTAGTAATGTAAATAAAGCATTTTTAGTATTGTTCGTATTTTCTTGGTTTTCTTCTTTTGTACTAGCTGATACTGATGATATATATTTGTTTAATATTTTTTCTTTTGTTGTTTCATCATCTTCATCTTCTTCATTATCTTCTTCTGGTATTTCAATCTCATCTACAATTTCATCACAGAAGCCAAATGTTTTACATTCTTCAGCAGTCAACCAAGTTTCTTCTGCTAACAATTCCTCTAATTCGTTTCTTTCTCCTACAAATCGGGAAGTATAGCTTTCTGTTACTGCAGTATCAATTTTATCAAGGCGATCAGCTACTTTTCGTAAATCTTCAGCATTACCAGCTGCATATGTCCACGCTCTATGAATCATCATCATTGTATTCTTCGGCATAATAATTTTATCGGCTGCCATTGCAATAACAGATGCTCCACTTGCTGCCAAACCATCAATGTGAATAACGATTTGGGCAGAATGATTTTTTAATAAATTAGAGATGGCAATTGATTCAAATACATCTCCACCACCACTATTGACGTGAACGTTAATTGTTTTGGCTGTAATATTCTTTAACTGTTCTCGCACTTTACTACTTGAGATACCGTCATACCAAGAATACGCTGAAATAGTTCCATACATATATAAGTCTGCTTCTTCAGTATTAGCGCTATTAAGTACCTCAAATCGATTTTTGATTTTCGGAATTTCCGTTACTGTCATTCTCATCACCTCCCCCTAATGCTGCTGCATTTTCAACTGATTCATAGTTTTTCGTAACATACCGTTTATTTGCCCATTCCTCATTAATTGGTTCACGTCCTAACATCCGTAAAATATCATTAATTGAATTTGCACCAATTCTAAAGAACACATCACAAGCACTTGCTAGTTGTGTAATATCTACATATTTAATACGACTCGTATCTACTTTTAAATATGTTCGTTCTAAGTACTCTTCCTTCTTATAAAACTTACGATTTATTTCATCTGCAATAAGTTCTACAAGCGGATTAATAC